AGATTAATAAGATCTGCAGAAGATCCTGAAAATGAGGATGCAACTGCGGCTTACTACTCTGTAATTGTAGTATCAAACACAAACGCATACAACGGTCATAATTAATAGGAGTATATAGACTATGGCAATATCAAGATCACAGCTAGTTAAAGAACTAGAGCCTGGCCTAAATGCACTATTTGGGCTGGAATATAAAAGGTATGAAAATCAGCATGCTGAAATTTATACTACTGAAAACAGTGACAGAGCTTTTGAAGAAGAAGTAATGTTATCTGGTTTCGCAAACGCACAAGTGAAAGGTGAAGGTGCAGGAGTCTCTTTTGACGAAGCACAAGAAACTTTCACAGCTAGATACACTCACGAGACAGTGGCTTTAGCATTCGCAATCACAGAAGAAGCTATCGAAGATAACCTCTACGATAGATTAGCTTCTAGATACACGAAAGCTTTAGCAAGATCTATGAGTAACGCTAAACAAGTAAAAGCGGTTGAGCCGTTAATCAACGGTTTACCGTCAACAGCTACTTTCAAAGGTGGCGACAATGTTGCTTTGTTTAGTACATCTCACCCTACGATAGCAGGTACTTTCCAAAATACACTGACTACGCAGGCGGATCTTAACGAAACTTCATTAGAGCAAGCAATGATTGACATTGCAGCGATTACTGATGAAAGAGGTCTACGAGTTGCAGCTAGAGGAGTAAAAATGATTGTTCCTTCGGAAAATCAGTTTACTGCAGAGAGATTGATGAAATCTCAAGGCAGAACTGGAACAGCTGACAATGATATCAACGCAATCGTGTCTATGGGTATGATTCCTCAAGGTTATAGAGTGAACAACTACCTAACTGACAGTGATTCGTTCTACATCATTACAGACGTACCTAACGGTATGAAAATGTTCCAAAGAGCTCCATTAGCAACTGCAATGGAAGGGGACTTCGATACTGGAAACGTGAGATACAAAGCTAGAGAAAGATACTCATTTGGTGTATCTGACCCTAGAGGTATTTACGGCGTAGAAGGTGCGTAATCTAAACTAATTAGTGAGGCGGCCTAAAAACCGCCTCATTTTTTTTGCAAGAAATAAAGGTAAAAATGAGAGAATTTAAAGTTAAAATAATGGCTTACGGTTACATCACTTCATTTACAGTGAAGGCTGAAGACACCGCTGAATCTATAGAAAATTCTATAGTTGACAGATTGGGACAATCTGATATAAAGTGGGATGAAACAGGATTTTATGATAAATCCAGAAAATGGATCACCTATGAGGAGGTCATTGATGCAGACACTAGAAACCCTCTACAAAACAAAGAGGAATCTGGAGTTAGACTGGGAGCAGGAGCATCGTAAGAACGGGAGATACACTCTCGACATGGTTAGAATCGACCATAAAGTTAGACAGTTGATTTCTGACATAAAAGCAAAAGAAGCTAGTTTGGCAACTTTGCAAAATAAAATAGATGACGCTGCACCCGAAGTTTCTGTAGCTACTTAATAAAAAGCTACATCTTGGATAAATATCAAACCATATGACAGGCTCTCTTGCACTCTATTAAAAAAGAGAGTATAAGTTTTTTTAAGTAATTGGTTGTTCGCTTAAGAACAACTGGTCTATAAGGAGGACTGATATGACAACACACTTTACTTCAGGAGTCACAAACGTAGTGACTGGTGGAACTGGTGAAAAATTAAAACAACCAGATCCAATCAAGTACCACGTTTATCACGAAGACTTCGACAAATACACAGCTAGTGACTGGGTTATTACTACAACTGAAGCTGGTGGCGGAGACGCGACAGAAGCTTTAGGAGATGGTGATGGCGGTTTATTAGTTGTAACGAACGATGCGGCAGACAATGATTCTGATGAGTTTCAATGGGCTGGCGGTTCGGGCGGCGTAATTGAATCTTTCAAATACGAAGCTGCAAAAGGTCTATACTTTAAAACTAGATTTAAAGTAAACGACGCAACTGAATCTGACTTTGCGGTTGGTTTAATCATCACTGACACAGCGTTTATTGATGGTACAACTGACGGTATCTATTTCAGAAAAGCTGATGGTTCTACATCTATGGAATTGGTTATAGAAAAAGATAGTACAGAAACAACTATCTCTGCTGGAACTGCAGCTGACGATACTTTCATGACTTTAGGATTCTACTATGATCCAAAAGACAGAAAGTTCCACGTTTACAAAGATAACGTAAAAGTTGGTTCCGGTGTGAATACGAATGCTCCAGACGACGAAGAGTTGGCTGTTTCATTTGGAATTCAAAACGGTGCAGCTGCTGCGAAAGTAATGACTATGGATTACATTTCAGCAGGTAAAGAGAGAACAGCTAACACTGAACTCTAATAAATAATTATATTGTGGGCCTTCGGGCCCACAATTAATTTTAAGGAGAATAAAATATGGCAACATCAGATCAAAAGTTTTCTTGTAGAACTTCTGACGGTAGATTTGGCGTAGTAACTAACGCAGATGGAACTTCAGGCCAAGAGTTTCTTGGACCAGCTAGAGTGACTTACATTCAAGTTGAGGGAGTTGCGAATAGTAATATCAAACTCTACGATGGAACAAGTGCATCTGGAACTTTAGTATTCGAAGGCAACTGCGGAACTGAAGGAATAGATATCTATGTCCCTGGAAGTGGTATAAGATGTGAAACTGGCGTATATTTAGATTTAACAAATACAACATCTGTTACTATCGGATACACCGGCTAAGGAGTTTAAATGGCTAACACTACTTCGGGAACAGCTACGTTCGACAAAACTTTCGCTATTGATGAAATAATAGAAGAGTCTTTTGAACGTATTGGATTACAGAGCGTAGCTGGTTACCAGTTAAAAAACGCAAGAAGATCCTTAAACATTCTTTTTCAAGAGTGGGGTAATAGAGGTATTCACTATTGGGAAATAGGAGATACTAATCTTGATCTAATTGAAGGACAATCAGACTACGATTTTTTTAGATCATCTGATGATGGCACAAGTGCTACTACAACTGCACCAGCAAGTGTGTTTGGCATTTCTGATGTTTTAGAAGCGCAATTAAGATCTAACAGAACACAGACTACACAAGCAGATTCACCAATGACAAAAGTAGATAGATCTACTTATGCAGCATTTTCAAATAAATTATCAAAAGGAACACCTAATCAATACTGGGTAGAGAGATTTATAGACAAAGTTAGAATACACATTTATCCAACACCTGATTCTACAAACGCATCTAAAGACATGCACTTTTATTTTATTAAAAGAATACAGGACGTTGGAGATTACACAAATGCAACTGATGTGCCATTTAGATTTGTGCCTTGCATGGTATCAGGACTTGCATATTATTTAGCACAAAAATATGCTCCAGATAAAGTTCAAACGCAAAAATTATTGTATGAAGATGAACTAGCAAGAGCATTGGCAGAGGATGGGTCAGCTTCAAGCACATATATTACGCCTAAAGCTTACTACCCAGGATCATAATGGCAAAATTTGCAACGGGTAAATACGCAAAAGCAATATCAGATCGATCAGGTTTAGAATTTCCTTATAAAGAAATGGTTAGAGAGTGGAACGGTTCTTTAGTTCATGTTTCAGAATTTGAACCAAAACAACCACAATTAGAACCAAAACCTATGAATGGGGATTCTATTTCTATACGTAATGTTCGACCAGATAGAACTGAACCAGCTACACCTAATATGTTACCATTAAATCCACTAACAACGTCTAGTGGATCTGCAACAATCACTGTTAACGAGCCAAGCCATGGTAGAACAAATGGTGATACGGTTGTTTTCAGAGATGTAGAATCAGTCGGTGGTATTCCTGCAACAACGCTTGCATCATCTTCAGGATTTACAATTACGGTTACAAGTGCTAATAATTATACGTTTGGAGCAGGAACAACAGCTTCATTTACAGAAATAGGAGGAGGTGGATCTGTGTCTGCTGGACCAGTTACCATAACACCATAATGGCAGGATTAAGCGCATCAGGATTAAAAACACAAATAAGAAGTTACACAGAGGTTGACTCTAATGTGTTGTCTGATTCTGTATTAGAAAATATTATTTTAAATGCACAGTATAGAATTTTTAGAGATCTTCCAATTGACGCAGACCGAAAACAACAATCAGGTAATTTAGTTCCAGGACAAGAAACAATTAACTGTCCGGCTGGAGCTGTGTTTATTAGAGGTATACAAGTTTATGATTCAAGCGCCGTGCTTACTGGATCTAATACATGGCTAGAGAAAAAAGACGTAACATACTTACAGGAATATCAACCCATCACAGGCACGTCCACAGCACAAGGTAAACCAAAATATTATGCTATGTTTGGTGGTGCTACAGGTGAAGCTGATACTAACTCAGGACGTATTTTTTTAGCTCCTACACCCAATACAAACTATAAATTTAGAGTGCACTATAATGTGGCTCCAGCTCTTTTAGAGAATAACGACACCAACTATATCAGTCTGAACTTCCCAAATGGCCTACTATATTGCTGTTTATCAGAGACTTATGCCTTCTTGAAAGGGCCAGCAGATATGTTGACTTTATACGAAACAAAGTATAAAGAAGAAGTACAGAAGTTTGCAAATGAGCAAATTGGTAGACGTAGAAGAGACGACTACACTGATGGAACAGTTAGAATACCAATTAACTCAGTAAACCCGTAGGAGAAAATTTATGGCAATAACATCGGCAATTTGTACAAGTTTTAAAGTAGAACTATTAAAAGGTGTTCACAAT